AATGAAAAAATATAATATTTACAAAATTAATAGTGAATACTATACAAAAGTTATTTTTGATAATGAAAAAGAAGTGTATTTAGAAAGAATACAAGATATTTCTAAACAATTTTATTTACCAAAAAATAGTATATTTACTAGTAGTGATGAGCTAATAAATATTATAGAATTTGATAGAAAAAATTTTAAAAATAAAAAACCTATTTTAAAAAACTATGAACTTTTTGAAATAAATATAGAAGATGCTCAGTATGCATATCTTAATATGAAAGTAATAAAAAATTATATTACAATGCAATTTCATATAGCTATTACATTTAATGATATATTAAAAACTCATAAGAAATATAGTTGGTTATTAGATAAAATAAATTATGCAAAGTTAAAGGCTATATCTAAATAATTTATATAGATGTACTAAGCATATTTTGTTTCTCTTTTTGCATATCATCTATCATTATTCTTAATAAATCATCATCTGGCTTAGCCCAAAATATATCTTTATTTTCTCCAGCCCATTCATTTAATGTATAAAATTCATATAAATGTATATTATTTAAAGAATATAATTTAATACATCTTTCTGATTTATCTTTAATTATTTTTTGACACATTACAAAAATAGTTATTTTATTATTTCTATCCTCATAAATTTTAGCTAAAGAATTAAAATGTTGCATTAATAAATTTAAATTAGTCTCATCACATTTTCTATGATGATATAATATTATTATATTTACATTTCTTAAATCTAATAATCTAGTATATCTTCTTTTAATAGTTTGTCTTACTTCTTCATTATTAATAACATCATGGTGTGTAAATTCAATACCAGACTTAGATAAATCATGATATTTATTTTCTGTTATAACATACTTTTTGTTTCTAACGACTTTTTTACCAGTTTGTAAATATTCATATTTTAAAAAATCTTTATTTAAAAAATCAATATAATTTTCTTTTTCAAAATTGAGTATATATTCAATATTTGATCTACCTGAACTAAAAGGAGACGAAAAAGATTTTAAATTATTTCTTTCTAAGATACCATCGGCTAAACAATTTTCTCCTAAGGAAAAGAAAATAACATCGTTGTCTTTTATAGATATTTCTTTTTTAATCATTATACATTTTTATAAAATATCTTCTACAAACAGAATTTTTGTTAAAGTTGTATCCATTGTAACAACTTTGCCTTTATTAATCGGGTTGACGACAGAACCACAATATTCCTTAGAAGTGTTAATAGGGCCAGAAGGCTGTGCAGGCGATATAGCTTGCCAAGATAACTGTCCATTAATATATAGGTTCGTGTCAGCAAGGTATATACTGCCATTGGTAAAATAATAATTTTGGGAAGGCCATAAATTAGCACCCATTACTAAAGCTCTGTTTTGAGAAGGACCATAATTCCAACTATATGTAGCTCCCTCGTTGTCATGAGTATAGTTTATCCCATCTGTACTTATTTCGAGTCTTAAAACTCTCTTGCTAGAGTCGTCGTTGTGAATATAAATAACTTTTAAATAATACTTTGTATTTAAATCTAGTATTGTATTACCTCTAGCACCACCAAAACATTGAGTGCCATAGGCTCCTTGACGTAACATAATGTTATATGTTAAGTTAGAGCCATCCTGATAGAGGTAAATTTCAAGGTTAGAATATCCGGCACTATTATTACCAATTATATAACTAATATCACCACTTGAATAAGCACTTGTTACCATAAAGGCAGTGTTAAATTCCCAAGAATCCCCATATTGGTACAAAGTAGATTGCTGAGCTGTAAGGTAGTTTCCAGAACTAAACCCACTCGCCACACCGTCTGTAATGGTCGTGGAACCTGTTACTGTGTAATTATTCGTTGCAGGGACAGCCGCTGTGTTCGCAACCACAACAGATGATGTTGTGCCTGCTGTCGGCTGTGTCAGGAACAATGTGCCTTGTTTGCTTGTTTCAGACTTATAAGCCGACCACCATAATGAACCACCAATACTAATAGATACCTCATTCAAATCCAAAGAGTTATTATTTGTGGCTGTACCAATAGCACTATAATAACCACCACCTATCTTTGTACTCGATGAATAAGATACATCCGTCGTATAGGTTTCACCATCCAAAGAATACTTCAGATAGTAATTCGAACCATCATAACCAGCCTTTATCCAGTATGTTGTGTTTGTCTGCGGAGTATAGGTCCCTTGATAGGACGAAGTATTTATCCATCGACTACCATTCGAAACGAGGAATCCAAACTTATTATTATCTATAAAAACTCTGAAACATCTTTGGTCTGTTGGATTATTAAAGACTTGAATGACCTGCAAGGACGAGCCTGTGGTAAATTTAGCCGTCGCTTCCCAAACGTTATCTCCCGGATTAAACGGCTCATCAGTCAACAAATAGTTGCTAGGGCTACCATTTGTCATTATACCATCCGATATTGTTGGGCTACCAACAACTGTAAAGCACGGCAAGATAGTCTCCTGTTCCACAAAATCCTCTGGATGAACCACCATCTGTGTTGCCGAACGTGTCAAATCTGAGCCCAAATAATACGGGGCTTCTGTTTCATCGATGTAGCTGTAACCCTCACTGACTGTGACAGAACCATCAATGACAGCGCCTATCCACATAAGATTTCCATTAACTTTAATATAGCTATCTGCTAAATAGATGGAACCACTTAGAGATGAGCCGGTAGCTGAATTATCACCGATCATAAGATTTGCATTAGCACTTGCATAAGGTCGTGTCGTCGTACTAGATGTACCTTCTGTTGTCCAAGTAGAGCCATCAGTAGACGTATAGAGGGCATAACCTGTTGATGAGCTATAAGTTGCTTTAATATATACTTTTGTCCCAACAGTCAGAGGCGTTGTTCCTGTTATATCCACGGCATAGGTTTCTCCGCCGGATGTTGACATCCTTAAACGTGCTGTATTCGTGGACGAAGTTGTCAATCTTATGTTATGAGTTGAAGTCCCTTGCGTATCAAATATGCCCAAGTTACCCGTAGATGCAGTTGACATATTCACTGCTGTTACAATCTCAAAAGACTGAGAGGCATTATTTAGATAGTTTGTGCAAGTCAAATAATTATCATCACTAAAATCACTGGCAACTTTATCAACAATCGTAGGACTACCAACAATCTCAAATTGTGGAATATAAGTTGACTGCTCCACAAAATCCTCCGAATGCACGACCATTTGACTTGCAGACTGAGTTAAATCACCGCCCAAATAATACGGGGTGTCTGTTTCATCTATGTAGTGGTAACCGTCTGAAACAGTTACTGAACCATCTGTTGGGTCACTATAAGCTTTCCAGACAATGTTCCCATCAGAATCTTTCACATAGCATTCATTAAGGTCAATAGTACCGGAAAAGGCAGCATTCCCTGAATTATACCCAAAACGGGAGAATCCAACGGAATTCTGATTAGAAACTTCAGAATAGACCTGTGTATAGTTTTCCCCATCTGTACTGCGATACATAGTAAATGTAGAACCATTCTTGACTATTTTCAACCAATAAGTTGTGTTATTACTGGTTGAAAACACCGTTCTCCAACTACTGTAATTATTATTCCAGAAAGAAATAGTACTGCTATTCCAACGTAACGTTGTTGCGCCACCAGAAATAATTTGATTGCCCGATGAAGATGAGCCTGTTTTGAATTTAACAACGGCCTCTGTACCAAGACCAATATCGCCGGTCGTCGTTTCAACATAATTGCTTGAACTAAACCCACTAGCAACACCATCCGTAATGGTGGGCGAACCAACAACAGTATAATTTGGTTCAGTTCCGTGTCCAGCTTCATAGCTCACAGCAAAACCACTATCAGCATTTGTTCCAACAACAACTGTTTTATCAGGTGATAAGTACACAGATGTTGTCAAAGCCGTACTCACTTTAAACGTACCAACAGGTGTTGCGCCTGTCTTGCACATTAAATCAGAGCAAACGTCAGACGTGTCACGATAGACATAGATATCGTTCTTATAGCCTAATGTCTGGTTCGTACCAATTTGGGCTATTGTCTTTGTGACTGTTGCAGGAATAATAACCTCGGCAGAGCCGGAATTATAATATCCCCAACCAACCGATACATCCGAAGATGTCGTGCTTACATCAAACCCAAATGGCGTTCCCACATTTGTCCAAGTATCAGCAGGGTCTTTAACAGTGTTGACTTCAACAATGGATTGACCCCACGGGTCTGTTGTAATAGCCTCATTGACAAACCCTGTCAAGGATGTACTGGCAACATTATGGCCATTGTACACATTCGCAGAGAATTCATAGATAGGCATATCCGCTTCACGAATCACTTTGATATAAGTAGCATTCCCCACTGCATAGCTCTTTAAATCGTTAGAGCAGGTTGCGGGGCCGGAATAATCTGTTGTCCATTCAAACTTCTTAACAAGTTGCATTGTTGAGATGTCGTGATTTGTGTAGGCGAAAACAAACAACCCTGTGCTTGTGCGAATAAATAATCTATTGTCCAAATCCCACCAAGCGGCGTAAACTGTACCGGATACTTGTTGGATAGCCGCAGGGGTTGTCAATGGAGTTATTGATAAGTTAGTCAAGTCAAACTTGGTAAAACCTACAATAGCGTTGTTACATTTATACCAGAAATGAATATTGTCGATCCTGTCACAAACGGCCGCTGCATATTGGTACGCGCCACCCAAGAAGTTCCACAAACCAGCAGATGTAAATATCTCCGTTGTATCTATACCGGTGGCTCCGCTGCCCCCATTATAAGTGCAAGAGTAAATATGGAACGGAGAAGTCGTGTTTGTGGAAGCATAATACATATAGGCGTTCCCGTCTTTATCCAGGAAACCACCACCTGGAGAAGTATTTTTATATGATTTTCTAGAGCCATTCTCTATGTAGTCAATACCTTGCCCAGAAACATTAGAAGTCGTAGCACAAGTTGCTGCCCAACCGGTTCTTGAAGAATCTAGCCTGAGGTCAACTAAATAGACATTAAGTGAACTACCCAAACTACCTGTGATAACACCATTCTTAACATAGATATAATTACAATCCCCATTCCCATAGCCAAAAGCCATAGAACCATCTTCTAATGGTATAGAAGGACATCTCCAACTAGGAGTATTAGTAGAATTGCCTATTCTTGTTAGCCCTGTACCACCATTTGTAGCGTAGATGCCACCTTGTGCATATAGATAGTTACCATCAAAATAAAATGGGTTAGTTAATTCAGAGGCTGGCTCTAAATAAGTATCACCAACAGAGGGGGCGCCGTTATTCCAGCGAGTTAGAATATTAGTATAGGGAACAGAACTGCTTGATCCCAAAGAATAGGGGTAGGTAAATATACCGGTGCTCGACAAAGAAGCAATCATAATGTTAGCAAGACCGGCGCCAGAACCACCGGCATAGTCTATTTTAGAAAAGCCAGAAGATGTAATATTTAAAGGATACACTGGGCCAGTTACCCAATCGCCGGTTTGATGTATAATACCGTAGCCCTGAAAAGCATAGGATATATTTGGAAAGTATTGATTACTTATTTGGTTCTGGACAACAACATTTTCTATCGCGCCAGTTTGATCTATGGTAAAATACGCCGTTCTTAAACTACTACTATAGATTTGAATAATTACTCCATTTCCAGAATTATTCAAAGAAAATACACTACTTCTAGGAAGATAATTGTTCATTGTAACTGTATAAGCTGATGAACCATAGGTTATTTGTTTATTCTCCTTATCGACAACCATTCCACAAAAGCCAAGTGTAGCACCAATTGTGTCCCCATAAGATAATGCAAACCATTTCAAGTTTGGGCTGAAACCAACTCTCTGGCCAGTAACTCCTGAAGGATAAAAAGAAGGACAGGTGTTAGTATGAGTATAAGCTGAGCCCTCTACAAATGTGCCGCTGGAGTAAGTAAAGTCTTTTACAACAATACTATCTAGGTTACTAGTAGTAGTCATATACCAGAAAGTATCACTATCTTGAGCAATACCGCCATTACCGACCAGAGTAGATGCAGACCAAATAGGATAAACATTCGCGCTCAAATCATCAATTTCTGCTTGGTAAATAGTAAGTGTACCATCTTTGCAGACAGCAAATCTTTTAGCCGTTTCATTATAAGTTATTCTTGTCGCGCCCGTACCATCAGATTGTAAAGAAGCAGCAGAAATACCAATAAGTGGAAGCGTTACACCAGTAAGTCTTTTAATATAAATGAGTTTATCTTTTATTGTATCGTGCTTAAAGAATACAGGGTGACCTGATGTATCAACATACATCATATACTCACCAAAGAATATTGTCCACTGTACCGGGCTACCTCCGGCTAAATTATTAAACCTATACTCTGAGCAATACCCCTTTTCATTCACGGCAGGATAATTTAAGATAACCTTATCTCCAACGCTTACACCAGAAGCATTAGAACCTACCAATGCTGTGACCTTGTCGCCACCGCCTTGTCCACCACCACTAGAAATCTGCGTATTGATAATTGTCATCTTTATCTCCTTTATGAATAAACCGCTAAAACAACAGAAACATCAGAACTCGGAACTTCTGTACAAACAAACGTCAATGTATTTGTTGCTTGTGTTACAGCCCGAATCCCACTCGAAGCATATAAAGCCTCATTAGAACCATCCAAAGAAGGTGCAGGCGATACAAACACCGTTGATGTCGTTTTCAATCCAGACACCGTCAATGCATAGGTGTTTTCACCTGTCCAACTTGATGAAATCAATGTATAAGTACCGGCAGTCGGCATAGTTGCCTCAGCTTGTGTTGCACTTGCAGCAGCCGCATCAGCATATCCGGATGCATCATTAGCATATCCCTGTGCGTCTGATACATATCCGCTGGCTGTATCCGCATATCCGCTAGCGTCATTTGCATAACCTTGAGCATCATCTGCATAACCACTGGCGTCGTTTGCATAGCCCTGTGCGTCAGAAACAGCTTCTTGAATCGGTTCTGCAATCTCATCAATGTAATCCTGTGCTGCTGCTTCTGTCAAAGTCAACAAATCTTCGACTCTCAATCCTGTTGCAGAAGAATAACCACCATACATCACCAACAAACCCGGTAAAGCGATGTTGACGGGGCGTGTTTCTGTAGATACTGTCACTGTACCATAGGTCGAATCTGTCGCCTCACCAGAGGAATTAGAACCACCAGAAGCAAGACCCGTATACTGAGCCCCAGATGTACCGCTAATCTGTGTACTATAGTCTAAAGCGTGTTTATGGCCTTGCAAAGCGTGCCCCTGTGTAGAACCCACTGTACGAGGGGCACTTGGGTCAACCGCATCCTGTGATCTGGGATCGAGAAAACGAGGGAAATACCCACGAACATCAGGTTTCTTCGGCTGCCATACACCATCAACTTCTACACCACCGTGCAAGTAAATCTTATTGCCTGTATCAGGATCTGTTGTACCTGTGTCATACAACGCTTCCAATGCAGGATATATATCTTTATCAAAGTATGAACCATCAGCCAAACCAAATCCCGCAGGAACATTAGCAGGGTCAGCTGTCCAAGGCAAAACCATACCAAGCAAGTTAGGACCTTGGAAAGATGTCATATCCTCTGTAGAGAACCCAATATAGACCATTGTTGCTGTTGATGGGAAGTTTACTCCACCATCCATTGCAACGTGAACAGTTGTTTCACCCGAAGAATAGGAACTTGAACCAATCGTTCCATAATATTCTTGTGTCGGTGTGACAACTTTAATACGTCTGTTTGCCTTGTAATACTTGCTATAATCCGTAATTAAAGAGTCATCGGCAATCTTAAAGGTTGTTGCATCGACATAGGTAATAGATTCACCCGGAAAGAAATATGGATAATTGAGGTAGGAATATTTCAAAGCTGTCGCATTTGATTGAGCTGAAGCCGCACTTGCCGCCGCCGCTGTCGCGCTTTCTGCCGCATCAGTAGCCACCTCATCTGGATCATATACAGATGATTCAATTCCTGTACCATCCTCATTCCACTTCAAAGCTCTTTTAGGAACAGGCTCACTCAAAGTCAAATCTGCGATAGGAGAAGTCGGATGAACTTTTAAAGCCCGTTGCAACCCTTCTTCGAGCTGTTGTTCAACGGCTGTAATTCTGTCCAACTCGTCATTGATGTTTTTAGGACGGAATGTACCACCTTCTTGGAAGTCCGTTACACGTTCAATCGTAATGTTACGCATTAAAGTAACAATAACACCTTCCGCAGGAGCTGTATCGAATGTTACACTGCCACCTGCTGTCTGGCCTGCTCCAGATACTGTGTATCCTGTTTCTTGTACTTCATCACCAAAATAGACAATCATTTCTGATTCGTCAAAGATGGCGAATTCATACGGAAATATAGTCGTACTACCATTCCCTGTGTACTGAACTTTCGGTATTACTGGATTTATTTTAATATGTGTATCGGTCATTCTTCTCTCCTATTATTACATTGTCGGTTTAAATGTTTGAGGATTTACTGGTAAAGTCTTTATTTCAATTTCTTCTTGTGCTTTTTTAGCCTTCATCAATCTCTCATAAACTCTACGAGCATAAATAATCATATTCTTTTCTTCCTCATCTTTGTAATCCCATTTATCTTTATATTCTAAGAATGTATCAAAAGCTTGGCTCACAAGGTCAGAACGCATATTCTTTAATGCTTTCCTCTTGTACATATCGATTGCATTACCTTCTCTATCTCTTGCAATAGAGCCAAGTTCTGAATAGGCTGAACCTTTGTATTTACCTTTGCCAAAGACATAATCATTCATTCTGTCGTGAGCATCGAAATAGGTGTCATTCGTTTTATCGTGTATGTGTGACAAAGCTCTCTGCCAATAATAACGTTCCATTCCATCAAGCTGTATTGTCGTATTATCTCTAGTAACGTTTCTTGGAACATCAGTGCAAACCGCATTTTCATACCACATCTCTAAAGACAATGGGTCTGGTTTTACTTCACTCGTATCCTTTACATAATGTCCCCAACAATCAAGACGAGGCAACATCTTGCTTTTGAGAATATTTAATTTATTCTGACTATCACGAAGATATTGCACTAAATAGTCGACTCCGCCAATTTCCATAGCCCGTCTGTTAAATAATCCACCCCAAGAATCAATAATTTTTGCGGCAATGTCTGCCATACCTTCTTTAGGTGTAGATGTCTTGCTATAACCGACACCATAAGTCAACATATTTCCAACGGGCACATTACCCATTGTATCAGCAAACAGACCAATTATATCAACAGAAGCATCAAATGTTCCATATATATTAGATGGATCTTCATAATTTTCGTTGATATCACGAATATCGTTCAAGATATTTGCTGTTATACTAAGAGCTTCTCCAAGAGTTCCCAATCTTCTGTATGAATAAGCGTTTCCACCAACGAATATAGAATCTTCAGGAATCCCCATATCAATTAAAGCTTTTCTCTCGTTTGGTTTGTGTTTTCCGGTAATAAATTTATTAGAAACAAGCCAATATGCACTCCCATAAAGTGCGGCTCCCGTGCCGACTTTTGCAATAGCTTTATCAACTTTACGCATATTCGGTTGATAACCTCTTGCAATATCTTTACTTGCTTGTCTTATTTCCTTTACAGCACCGACAAAAGCACTGAACGGGTTATATGACACAGCATCATCAACCATACGTATTGTCGTTCTGACAAGCGGGAACATAGCATCATAAATCTTACCAACAACAGGTATTTTACTAATTTGTCTATCTAACGATGTACTTATTTTCCCGACTAAAGTCCGTGTTCCTCCTACTCGGAATACATCTTCTGCTGCTTCTTCACTAGATGTCTCTGAAATATTCTTCATAACAGACATCATTCTTTTTTCGCCTGTTTTACCTGTACCGAACAAAGCAGTTGCGGTTTCTTGCTGAGATTTTGATAAAGGTTGGCCATTATCAAGAGCAATAAACGTATTCATTACGTCATCTACCGCTTTCTTTCTTCCGCCTAGTTTTTCAACAGTATCATCTGAGAGCTTCCCAACAAGTTCATTTGCCTTGGCCCAAGAATCAGAGAGGATATAACCACCTCTAAAAGAACCAGATGCGAATGTGTCAGGAGCTTTAGCGCCATAATAACCGGATTCTGCTACAGCAAACTTTGCACCTCTTGCAGCTTTCTGTGTTTTTGTCAAATCAGTTGACAAGAATTCTCTAATAGACAACATATCATCCGGAAGAATGTTTTTGTAGGCATCTATATCGCGTTCATACCCATAGCCATAATTGATTTTCATATTATGTTTGCCAATGGGGGTTAGAACATAGCCATCTGTATTCTTGTTTTTTACAAAGCTCTTGATATTGGCGGCTGTTTGTTTGACACTATCAAAAATAGTAGTTGTAACACCGATTAGATTTTTTGCAGCTTCGCCAGAATAATAGCTATCCGGCATAGAAAGAGCCGCGCGAATCTTCTTTGTCGGCCACACCTTAGCGATGGCTCGTCTTGCAGGACCCGAAAGATATGTAGCGGCAGTAATATCTGCCACCGACAAACCGTGACGCAAGAAGTTAGCACCCAGATCCCAAGCTCTATTCTTAAAGTTCACCAATAAAGCTATATTCTTAGCAACGTGTGATGTTCCATAATACAGTTTATTAAATACCCCGGCTCTTTGTGCCTTTCTTCTAATATAGGCATCGGCTTTCTGCCAAGCAGGATTGTCAATGTTCTTAGCATAGGCCGCTAGCCAGTCAGGATTTGCTTTACCAATTCTTTCAACTTCTTCTCTCGATAAAACAACTGTTTCTTTTGGAATAATATCGTATCTTTTTAGCAAATCCATATATTCTTTATCGAATAAATCACCCTTCGAAACAATATCGGTATATGCTTTTGGATCATTTACAGACAAAGCAGCAAGTTTTTCATCAACTTCTTTATTTTTTGACAGCAGACTCAGAACAGGATTGTTTTGTCTTTCTCTTAAAACTTGAGCAGGGCCAGAAGCGAAAACCTTGCCTTCTTCATATATTTCGGTTGGAGTCTTCTTAGACAAAACGAATTTTCTGAATTGTTCTTCTGTCATATCTCCACGTTCGAGAGCATCAGTGGCGTTGCCAAGACTACGTTGAAGATTGGTGAATTGTCTTTCTTGTTTCTTTAATCCTTTTTCGGAAAAGGAAAGACTTGTTTTAGCCGCTTCTATCGCCTGTTCTTGTGTTACTGTCTTATATGCCTTCTTAGCGGTGGCGATTTCTTCCTTTGTCAATCGAGAGCCAAGGCGTTCGACAGATTCACCTACAGCTTCTTCCGGAATAACTTTAGCAATATCATCAACTGTTGTCGGGAGTTTTTTTATTGTTTTTTCTGTAATCTCAGGAAGAACTTCCTTCAAAAGAGTTTGCACAATTTTCTTCTTTGCCATTATTGTTGTCCTTCCTCTTGTTGTTCTTCTATTTTTCCGATACCATAACTTGTTCCAACAGCAGCCGTTCCAGCCATTTTTGCCTCAATCGGTAGTGTTCTCCAGATCAATTTTGCTGTTCCTCCTATAAATCCTATTATAGCACCAGCTAAGATTCCGTCAACACCATTTTTTACTTTCTTTGTCCAAAATTCGTCATCTTCGCCTTTTGCGATACTCTCTACAGAAGGCAAATCAAAAGCCTTCAACATCTCCATAAAGTTACCTTCATTTGTATTGAAAGAGATTGTGTCAGCCACAAAACCTTTTGCACTATCAACAACAGTTGTGACAAGACGTTTTCCCCAAGGATTTTTCCCAAGAACAGATAATGCTTTACCAATCATAGGAATGCCCTTAACAGCCGCACCTGCTGCTTTTGTAATTCCTCCACCAAGAGCAAGGCCTACAGCACCTTGTGTTCCAGCCTTTACAATAGAGCCTGCTGTTGTTTGAGGTTCTGGAGATTCACCTTGATTAAATCCAACACCTTCAGTATCTTTCATCGGATCAAACTCAATATCTTCTCCTGTCACAAGCTCAGCAACTTTCCAACCTCCCCAAGAACCTATTTCTTGTAGAGAACGTAATGCTTCGTAGCAGCCATATTTGAACCCGTCATAGATTTCTTTCATCGTCGAGATTTCATTTGGAGAAGCTTCTTTGATATTTGCTGCCTCATCAATCGTTTTGTTTGCCAGCCCACCATCATCCGGTGCAAATCGGCTCTGTGTTTCCCACTCTGTATCGGGCAATTGTTCACCGTATTCACGTTCAAGAGCAGCACGATTTTCGTGATTATCAATTATTTCTTCATACTGATTATTCCATTCGTTATAATCTTCCTCACTCACGTCTGTATAATCATCAAAGGTTGTGTCCTGCCATTCTTCTGGAGTGAACCAATCGGCTTCATTATCTTCTTGTGTAGGGAATCGTACTTCAACTCTTCCAAATCCTGAAGATTGTAAAAAATTAGGGTCATTAAAACGTCTTTCGAGTTCTGCCCTAGCTTCTTCCATCGAGTCAGTTTCTGTCAAAATATCATCTTCCATATTACCACCCTATCTGTTTCTTTGCTTCAAGATACCAAGTATCAATTATATTGTTTTCATCCGAATCGGTTTCACCATTTGCATTTACAATATAAACTTGCTTGCCTAAATCTTTTTGTTCGTTGATATATTTACGATATCCTCTACGTATATTTATCAAGAGTTGGTCTTTACCATTACTGTCAAGCTCCTTTGGCGCGGTAACATTGAATTGTTTCGCTGTATCAATAAGAGCTGTCTGTGTAATACTGTTTAGTTTTTCAGGAGAAATTCCATAGGTGTCTGTAAATTGTATGGCTCTTTCAACCTGTTGTGTCGGCAATTCTTCAACATTTCCTATATTGCTGTATGCCTTTTGAGCCATATCACTAATTTCTTCACCAGACAAGGCTCTGTCTGATAACTTTGCAGAGAACTTTCTATACCAAGTTTGGAATTTTGCCGGATTATCGGCAAAGTTCACTTTTGCAGCATCAACTTCCATCTTAGCAACAGCAGAGTTTAAGTTAGCTGTTAAAGGATCTTCTGCCTCTCTAAGATATTTTTTTGCTTCTTCGCCAACAAGTAATCGTTCTTCAATATAATCCATTACCATACGTTTATCAAACGTACCATCTGTTTTAGCTTCTTCTAAACGCCCAATAACCATAGGTGTTGTTGATTTAGGCATAGCATAATCATATAATTCACTTACCTTTTGGTTCTGTTCAGGAGTTACAGCATATCTCATCAAATCTCGTTGGATAGATTCTATCGCTTCAGGAGTCGGCATTTCTCCCATCACTATTTGCTCGACAGCTAAATCAAAAGCCTGATCAAATAGATCCGATTTAACCTTTAAATCCCTCTTTTCGGCAGATTCTCTATAATTATCGTATCTTTGTACTGATGATAGGGCCTTTGCAACGAATTCGGCACGTTCTGTTGCGTTCGTATATGAGTCAATAGCAACATTGCCTGTCTTGCCAAGCATAAAAGATCTGATAAGCTCAAGTTTTTGCTGTTCATTCAAATCATTCGATGTTAAATTCCTACTAAGCGTATTTATCGTGACATCCTGAGCATATTGAAGCTGCATACTTCTTTCGAATTCTGCAGACATCTTTCCTTTTTCTCTTTCGCTTGCAAGAGCTTCCAAGAAAATAGAGCTGTACGAAGCCTGTACAACGGGAGGCATATCTCTCTTGTTGGCCTCAATCGCGGCATCCCTTGCTTCATAAACAGATATTGTATTACGATTCGTTGCTTGATTTATCTGAGCAGCTGTTGCTTTTTCAACCTTATCCTCAACCAATGAATCAATCGTTATTTGAGGCACAGAAGAAACGGTTTTCCTATATTCTTCAGGAATTGTTGACATAGCACCTTGTAGGTCAGCATTTGTCTTTACAGAAAATTCTATTGGATCATTATAGAGTTTATCGTTCTCCATAATTGTTTTCATTCTCTCTGCATAGAATTGACGAGAGAAATCTTCCTCTAATTCTTTTGTCGGAATCAAAGTCATCTGTTGATCGATAAGCGACATATTTTTAGGTTGTTCGCTTTTTGAAAGATATTTTTCTGCAAACGTAGAAGTTTCAGCCATTTAATACCCCCATCTAAAAATAGTTGCCGGTGTTTGTTCCATCTTTGTCCTTGCTTGTTCAATCTCCTGCTTTGAGGCTTGGTTAGATTTAGCACGTTCATAGGCCTCTACAGATTGTTTATATGCAGGATTCTCTGTTTGGCTCGGCTGACCTAATCTTCCCTCAGCAATCATCTCGAAGAAAGTATTATCGATACGTTCGCCGGCCGCTTTTAGTGTCTTGTAGATAGATACATTTTGTTCATATCCATAATCCCTCATCCGAGGAACAGATACTTGTTGAACTTGAGCATAAAAACGAGGAATCTCTGCCATTAGCTACCTCCACCTATACCGCCACTACCACCCATACCACCGGTGAACTTCTTCTTCATCATATTCGATAAGAACTTCATACCGGTCGAATGGACTCTCGAACCAAAATCAACAGCAAAGTTTAACATAGCTGTATTCATAGCCTGCTTTCCTGCTTGCTTAGCAGACATAATGTTATAGTCATAAGCCGATTTAGCCAACTTTGTCTGCAAGTTTTCAATCCGTTGTTCTCTGTTAGCATCCGACATACTGGCCGCTTGAATAGCACTTGCAGAACCAACACCCGCTGTTTGTCCCGCCATCGCATACAGGGCATTCTGAGCCGCTAATGTTGTTTTAAGTTTTCTCATACGTTCTGCCTGAGAGAGAGCAGCATTTGTCTCAATCGCTTTCTTCTCGGTTTCGAGTTGTGTTGCTTCCATTCTATAAGCGTTTCTCTGTTGGCGACCGCCTAACATTGCTGCGCTTGTTTCTAAAGACATTCCTACAGGATCACCCATTATTCAACTCCTACCTCAAAACCCGCCAAGTTAAACTTTGTCGGAAAATCTTGTGCCACTGTTATTTCCAATATATCTCCATAGCCTCCAGCATACACCTTTTTAAATCCTGTTTCAAGATTTAATTCATTATTCAGTGTATCAGGGCCAAACTCAATATAGTTTATTTTATACTTATTGCCATTATAAGTGATATTTATTCCTAAAGTATCTATCACTTTAGCATTAAAGTAGACCAATCTCTTTGTTTTGCCAAACGAAATACCGGCTTCACTCTCATATTCAAGGCCAACTGTTGTGATTTCAGGCAAGAACCCAAACCCAACCTCAATCTTTTTGAATCCGTCACCATCGCCAAGAACATCCGGTTGTACACCTTCCAAGCCGGACACACCCGTCATATCACCATCTTCTACCGGATATTGACCAGAGTAGAACACATCATCACCGATGACATCCATATCCATACCATTAAATACAGAGAATCCAGTCCATTCTGTTTCATTATCGGCAGATGTTTTCTGTATAGCACAATCGAGCTGATAGTCCGTGTCGAATCGTTCAATGAACCGTTTTGTCACTCCATTTATATTTCTGTCACACAAGCAATAGACATTATCACCGACACTACATAAATCAGCATACGAACCTTGTGTTTCGCACCGAGAGAAAGCTCTTAGGTTTTGTTCTCTCAGCAAGTTAAACAGTGTAATTGTACCATCATTGTTTAAAATATAGGCAAGATTGTTCGGATTTTTATCATAGCTTTGACGTGTTGCCATCTTCTTGACCTTTTTAATCAAGTGTGGGGCGAGAACGGATACATTCTCAGCGTTATAGTTCCTCATATTATCATCATAAATAAAGGAACGAAGCACACAACCGCTCTTTTCTGCAAAGATAGTTACACCATCTAGGTCAATCGGGTCTGTTGTAGAGCCGTGTTTAGACGACAAAGACATATTAAATGTTTCAGGCGTAATCACACCGGACGTTGTATAGTTCAAAAAATGTTCTGTATCTTTAGTAAATACTAACAATGTCTGATTAAACTTCATTGAGTGAATCGGACTGAATGTATCTAAGACATACATAATGCCCTCATCAGCCAAACCTGTTCCTGTGTCGAAGTTAAAATAATCTTCCACGTTAGAACCAAGGATAAGTTGAGGAATATCTTTGATGCCACCCATAAACAGGCGAGATTTACCGAAACATCCGCAGGAGGGATATCCACGTGTTACACTTATGACAGGCTCATATCCGGTATCAAGCTCCCATTCATAGGCGGCAACTGTGTTAGAATCAGGTGGTTCTACTTGCCATTTTCCCCAGACAACAGTACCAGAGGTGTATTTATATATCTCTAAAGCACCACCTTTATCTAAATAAATCTTTTGCCCTACCCAAGTATTATCAGCAACAGATGAACCAAAGGTTATTTTTGTGTTACCTCTTGATGAGGAATAATCCAATGTTGCATTTGGCGCAGATGTCGTAATGTTCCCAAACGCATAATAAGGGATGTTTGTAAAACTTAAGGCAGAAATTGTCCACGTTGTATGGGCTGTTCTGACGAGCTTCATAGGCATAAAGTCTTTATGGAAGATAAGGAACACATCACCGGATTGTGTACATCTGAATTCTTTTATTTGCGTGGCTGTGAATACTTGTGCTACGGTGGCGATTTTCTCACCATCATAATAAATATCAATGCCTGTTAGCTTAAAGGCCAATAAGTATTTCTGTTCACCATTGAACATAAAGCCTTCAATCCGTAGGACATTGTCATCTTGAGCTATCATCTGGCTTCCTTCACGTTTTACAACGTTACCTGTCCAGTTGATATAAACATTCTTAGCAAGTTTTAATGCTTTATTAAACAATTCCAAGTCGATTCGTGAGGCTGCACTCTCTGATACTTCCCCTGCACTCATCGTTGTTTGTATTACTTTCAAAGCCATCTATGCCCTCGCAATAGTAATCCAATAAGAATCTTCTCCAAAAGCTATGTTTGGTTTGCTTTGTGAATCAGCAAGCCGTGCATTTATCAAATCTCTCTGCGCCAACTGTGAAAACAATTGATACTTATTAGAATCGCCTAATAATGATACTGATAATTTAGAGGCCAATTCTGAAATCAAAGCCGTTTGGAAATATGCCGGCATTTGATCCACATCAACTGTCACTTGACAATCAATCGAAACAGAAGGCGAATTAGAATAGAGTTTATTGCCAATAATATCAAATGTCTTGGATTGGCTAACCTTTTTCACCCGTAGGATAGATGTTGGAAGATTATAAACATACTTCCAATCACGCAAGGGTGTTTCATTTAATCTGGCTAAGTTTTGTTGTCTTAAACTAAAAGACCACAATCTGTTTGTAAGTAGAGTATCCTTAATAAGTTCATAGATAGAAGAACAAACATCGGATTCCCGACTGCCGTCATCAAAGGACTGTATAGCATTAGCCCCGACCAGTAATAAAGCTTTAGAACAAATATCAATCGCAGTTATTGCCATATCATTCTCCTATCTATAAAGCGTGGGGAAAGGAGGGGACCTAAAACCCCACGCAATAGTTATAACTTACGAAGCAGTAGCGCTCGTAAATCCAACAGAAACGTGAGTAGTTGTGGAAGTCACAATACCAACGTCAACTGTTTCTGAACCACTCGTCGCATTGGTAGCGAGGACAACATCCCCAACAGCCAATGTATCGATAACGGGGTCAAAATAGTTGGAAGCTGTGTAATCATCTTTACCAGCATAGTTCCAAACTTTAGATTTACCCGCAAAGTTATCTTTCACAATCGTTAAATTGGATTTTGAAAAAGCCATAATGTACCTCCTTACGATTCATAGCATTCGATGTACACAATACCAGTCGGGTCAATTTCCCCAGCACCAGCAGAGTAGTACGATTGAACCAAGTCAGCACCCATTTTCGCATCCCAGTCTGTACGAGTCTGAACATTCAAGACTTCGCCCAAACCGACCGCATCGTGATGCCACAAGAAGTTTTTACGCTTGCTCGTAGAAATCGGCAAACCGCCTTCAGCACGTTCACCAATCCAGATAAACTTACCAATTCCCAAGAAGCCATCGAAGTTACCTTCTTGCAACGGACGGAAAGAAACATAGTCAGAAGAAGTGGCTTTTGTTTCATCCAACAGCTGTTGTTTTTGTTTGTAAGTTCCCAAGAATGTGCATTGGCCTAAGTCAATTTCATTCTTTTCCAAAAGTGCTACAGCTGATTTCAACTTAGCAAGAGTCAAACCGGCAGTGCCAGCTTCTGTCACAGCATTCGTTGTTGTGGAAGAGGCCAAAGCATCGATAATCATCTGGTCGCTGTCACGTCCCATAGCCATAGCTTGAGCACGAGCAGCTTCTTGACGGTCATCATAGTTGACTTGCAAGTTTTCGAACTTATCCGTAGCAGAGACAACACGACGGTCATTTGCAATCACGGTTGCTTGACGTTGTGTAGCGTTCTGGATCAAAGCATCTTGACCCGGAATATGTTCTTCAGCACGTAATGTACCATAAACAGGGAATTTAAAGGTTTTAGCGTTACCAGTTTTTTTACGAACTGTACCATCCAACGTAAAACCTTCTGACTGATAGATATGTTTGACTTCGGAGTCAAAAATCGTAATCAGGTTATTCGACAATTGAGTTGCCATTTTAGTTTTACCTTTCATATATAAATAATAATACGCCCCGAAACAATAACGGGACACTCTCGCGACCAGTTATCCTTTCAGGGGGCTGTTCTGGGCTTTCTTTAAGCCTTAAAGCAATCGTATTATCAAGGGGCTAACGCTTATCCTTATAACTTGATAATTTAATGTTAAGATAATTTTTTTTACTTGTCAACATTTTTTTTAGACAAAGGTGGAGACGTACTTAAAAGCCACCTCTAAGCACCAAGAACTACAACTTATTTGGTAACATTTTTTACAACGGCTTAATATCAAATGCACTTTTCGTATGCCCCGGTACTTCTACCTTACGCCTAATGCTTTTGAAGCAGCTTTGTTTCAATCCACGCTTACCAACGCTTCATTGACCGTCTCCATATGTCTTCAGCCGTAAACCACATCTTTATTTATTCTCGCTGTAGGTTCGAGTTGCTTGTTTTTTGAGTTGGAAAAACTAACAATATAAAACCATTTTAACCTGAAAGATAAAAAGTTGTAAATTTACCAATCATTACGACTAGTATATTACAACCTTTTATCAATGTCAACAATTATTTTTATTTTTTTTGTGCAGCTAATTGCATTAGTCGCATATAATGTTGTTGTTGTTCAGGAGTATATCCGATAGTCTTTGCGTGTTCTTGCTGATATTTGAATGCTTCATCCATATAATCTTTAGAACTCATCTCGATATCAGATGTACTTTCTACGGTTGTTTCCGGAATAGACACATTCGCACCACGAGCTTTCTTGATAAGAGTGTCTAAATATTGTGCATCCTCGGCTGTTTTTACCTTACTTGAAAGCCAATCTACACCATCTTGGTCTAAATTCTTTCTTGCAAAGGTGACAATACCTTGAACAAGCGGGCCATTGATACCGCCAACCTTGTTCATTTCTTCCTCAAAGTCAACACTTTCTTCCTCGGCAATCTTCATCCGAGCATATTCGTTGATGAGTTTGTTGGCTTTTTCTTGAGAAAGATTTAATTCTTTCATTAAAGGTACAAACGTTTGATAGTCTTTTGAATTCTCATCAATAGAGAATTTCTCTTTGATGTCATCATCCAAAGTGAACTCATATTTTTCAGGAGCAGGCTTATTTTCCTGCTTAGCCTTAGTAAATTCTTTCTGCAACTCACGATAAGCAATTAAACCGCTTCTTGCATCATTAAATTTACCGAAGATTTTACCGTTTTCGTGTCTGAACTCGTTGAGCCCATCATCAATTACGGGTTGTTCAGCCTTATCAGCGGTATCTTCGACTGTTTCAGTCGCATCAACTGCCGATAACTCGGTTATAGTTTCTGTGTTTTCAGTCATTAGTTTCTCCAATTTTTATTATTTGTTTTAATACAGAGAGTTCGCCCTCTTTACGACCTGTCAATATCGCAAATAACACACCGTCAGTTGCATTGGCAGGATAATTGTCTGTTGCGACAATTATTTTTTTAAAGTCATCAAGCAGGGATTTCCCTGCTTTAGACTTAAATAGTGTTCTTATCTTCGTTTGTTGGTCTTTATTGAACGATATCATTGCTCATTCCACTCAATTGTTGTCCTACAGCACCTTCTAATTGTGCCTTTAATTGACTAATCTCCTCTGCAGGACGAATATTATTCAAATCAATACCCATCTTTGTCGCCAAAGCCGGAATAACATCAATGTTCATAATCATTGCCGCCACTTGAGGACCAAATACACCATTCAATACTTCCATAAACTTGATGAGCTTGTTCACATCTTCAGTATTCTGTGTGATAGACAACGGTGAGGCATAGTCAACAGCTATCTGTTCCTCATTCAAACGGAAGTCTTTAATGTCAATCTTGCCTAAACTGTCCAAGATCATCAATCCCGTTTGAATCACAGGACGAATAAACTCACTTTCTAACCGCCCAAATGGCGCACCAATCTCATCTGCATACTGCTTTTGACGATATTCAATCTCGGTGGCCGTCTTTACAGGCTCATCAACAGGCCCTAACGGGTTAGCAAACATAATGTTGTATATGGATTGACGTAAATCGCTAATAACCATATCCCCAACATTGAAGTTTGCACCTGTCAATAAGGGTTGAAGTGTTGCAGAACGGGATGAACCGCCATTCGATGTCACAGGAATAATAGCACCGGGGGCAATTTTAACATTTTCTGGATTGATGGCACCGTCATCTTCCATTGTCCAAGCACCGGAAACAGCCAAAGAAGCGTTCTTTAAGATGAGTTCTTTGGTCTTGTTTAAGGATTTAGCATCCGGAAGTGCAAACAACACAGGCCCACGACCATAAACTTCACCCGGCATCACCGACCAACGGAACACAATGAACGGATTGTACCTCAAAGTACGGTCAACAATAATCTTTTTCTCTTTCTGGTACACAACATAGTATTTCCAAATACCTTTTTCTTGCATAACAGCTTCAATAAAGTCCTCTTCTTTGTCGTGTGTCAACATATCAGAGTCAACTTTAGCGTCACTCCATACCTTTTGAGCATACATAGGAATGATTTTGTGTTTTCTGAACACTGTATTGTACTGTCCGTTACCGACTTTTTCCAAATATAGTTCAGACAAAGGCACTGTTTTAAACTTGAACGGTGTTAAAACATCACCTTCCTGCATCATCAAACAGGCTGTACCTACTGCTAGGTCATAAAAAGACTCAGCGGCCTCTACATCAAAATTAGAATTACGGATTGCCGAGAAAAAAACAGCTGTAATATCATCCAAAACAGGCTGTAATTTATCAGCTTGGTCTTTTAAGGATGTTCCAACCTTTAATCTCAACCAATTTTTCTGTGCAGGAACAAGACTTGTTTGTAATTTTGACACAAATTTGTTCAAAGAATCAAGCGGTGCAGAGTCAAACACAGTATCAGCACCGTCATTGTTCTGTCCGTCTGTCATAGAATCCTTAAAATTCTTAGACCGTTGAGGCATAAATTGTTCATAAGCAGAAGAATATAGGTTTTCCCAGTTCTGTCTGTATGAAACACTCTTTTTAAAGCTCTTTAAAATATCTTCAGCGTTCATAATTCCTCCTAACCAAGCATTTCACCGAAACCACCGATCAAAGAAGCAAGACCGGATGTCTTTTTCTTTCTTGATGTAATATCTGCTTCCTTAGCAAGCCGACGTTGTTCGAGTTCATCCGCCTCTTGTTGAGCTGCGGCAGCAAAAAGACTACGTTGTCTTACTGATTCTGCGTGTTTTTTATCGTGTTCTTCCATTTTCCCATAAGGAATTAATGATGCACCCATTGTCATAGGAGCAGCAGCAAGACTGGCGACCTTAGCTATCTTCTTTAAAAATCCCATCTTGTCCTCCTAGCCCAAAGTTCCGGTTTCAGATGTTTCAACTAAAGAACGAATGCCTCGTCTTTGCTTTGTTCTGAACCTTCTTGATTGTTCTTGAGCTAATTCTTCAGCTTCTTTCTGAGCTGCTGTTTGTTCTTTCTCTAATTCCGCTTGTTGGACCGCTGCCGCCTTTTCTGATTTCTTAAGGGCTTGCTGTCCTGTAATTTGTCTTGTGTATCCACCCATCTTTTTCCTCCGTTTTTCAATATATATTTATATAATTGGTATGGTGTTTGTGCTTTTGTCCTCAAATTGCCAACAGATTTTACAAAATTGACACAAGTTGGGGCCCAATACCAAATACCGAACCGTTTCCTTGAAGGATTATTACCTTCAGATACGAGTATAGAGCAGTTATTTAGGTTTGTAAAGCGAAAAAAATCCTCTTTTCTCATCAAATTTGGGTAAAAACCATCAAAAGAATCCTCTAAAACCACAAAAACATCCCCATATTTGAGTGCAACAAAGCAATGTTGGTATCCTTTTTTGAACATTCTTAACCAAAAACGCCTGCTACTGCAGAAACAATAGTACTTTTCCATTAAAAAACACTCCATTTCGTGTCCATTTGATATGTTTTTGTGTGATTTCTGTTTTGTCCTCGCACAACTTTATACTCTCCGCCACCCATCATCATATATTGCAAAGCATCGTGCGGGTGTGAGTATTGATTCTTGTCAGGTTCTAACGCCAATCTTGTTTCTCCGGAATAAGATACTGTCTTATATTTATATCCACCGTTAAAACCTTTTCTTAAAACGTTACAACACTTATCTAAATTAAAGGCAGGTTTGCCGGCAACTAATCTTTTTAAAGGTTCTCTGACAGCTTCCAGACGTGGTGTAATGTTATTTGTCGGTGCAGGCCTTGCAAACAACCCCTCAGACCTTAAAATTTGATAACTCGTGTCCGCATCACTGTCTTTTCTGAACGCACCTGACGGGTCGCCATAAATATATACGTCATTCTTCGGGCAAAACTCTCTAATTGTGGTTCTGAGCAGCTTTGCAAACTGTCTGACGGACATATCATCGGTAATAAGTTCCTTTAAAACGTTCCAAGACAGGTTTTTATCCCTTTGTCCAAACACGGCACAAGGTGTTAAACCGAAGTCTAAGCCAATATATACAGGAATATATGGGTTTAAATCTATATGATCTTTGACGTGCAAGTTATCATTCCATTCGTGAACATATACAGGTTGTCCATCTTGTATAAAACCGTAGTGTCCGTGTACATAAACGTTAACCCATTCCTTATCTTTACCGGAAGATATACGTTCGTAGTAACCTTTTGGTAAATTTTCTATATTTTCTGCTTCCGGGGAGAGTCCTGAGGGTTGTTGCCAGAACTCCCAACGCATATTTTCGGGGAATTGTTCTTTAGGAACGAGTGTTCCGAACTCATTTCGGGTCCATTCGTCTTCTTCGGCACATTTATACCACCAATGGGAGTCGTCAGGAGGGTTTGTATCCATAATAACGCCGTACCAAGAGGGGAATTTATCTGGTGGAAGGTCGTCGGGTTTATCTTTTTTAGAGGGGTATCTGCCGACACGCATTGTACCGGCATCGATAATTTCCTTTAGAATCTCTCTTGCTTCGTTAAACCATATACCGGTACACTCTAAAGAGAGTAATTTTTTCACATCTTCGGGTCTGTCGAGGGCTAAAAATATGACTTCCAGCTCGACATCATTAAACTTTATCTGATGATTGATAGGGGGTTTCATATTTATCTTACCAAAGACGTGTTCAGGAAACCAAGCAAGCCAAGTTTTAATGGTTGTTGTTTCTAACTGTGGTGTCGTATTTCTGACAACAAGCCAACGGGAACGTCTAATCCCGTCTTTACAGGGGGTAGCAGTAATGGCTTTATTAAATATTTCCATACAGCACATTACGGATTTGCCTGAATTATGATGTATTCCACCATCAACTGTCACATAATTATGTGTTTCTGCCACTTGCATATCATAAAAAATTTCCTTGACATCTAATTTTGTCACAGATATAATAGACCCGTAGGTAAAGGAGTAGCTGTTAAATGAATCAAAACACTCAAAACATAATTTTTTATTCTGATGGGACACGTTCTGCGTCTGAAATTGCAAAACTTGTTGGTCTTTCTGCTCGTTATGTTCGGAAAGTTCAATTACGTCACAATCTTCCGAGGCTTCACGAGGGGGCAAGAGTCGGTTCGAAGAATCATCAATTTGTTTGTGGCCGTCGAATTGGTCGTGATGGTTATGTATTGGTAACTGTTCCACCAGAACATCCGTATGGTCGGTGTCGTTCGGGTCGTTCTGTAAAGATATATCCAGAACATCGTCTTGTGATGGAACAGAAATTGGGTCGTTACCTGTTACCGACAGAAGTTGTTGACCATATCGACGGGC